TGTCTTTCAGGTCCGCGCCGCGCTGCTCAAACTTTGCTTTCAGTGTTGCTTCGCGTGCTTCCGGTGTGTCCTGCGTGCCTGTACCCACGCCGACAGCAATTGTGGCAATCGGGTTAAGGCCCTGTGCACGCTGCTCTGCGGCCAAAACTTCTGCACTTCTCTGTGCTTCTGTTCCGGGTGCAACAGGTGCGGCGGTTTGTGCTGTGGGTTCATCCGGCATTTCTGCAATAAGGCTTCTCAGCTCGGTGATCTCCCCATCAAGGGTTTCAGTTTCCGCATTAATACCACGGAGTTCAGTAACATCCGTTGATGCTGCCGCCTTGGCTTTGAGTTCAGCCATACGGGCTTCTTTTTTTGCGAGCATGGCCATGAATTTCTTTTTCATGTACTAATCAACCTTTCGTTAAAATCTGATTTTTGAGTTTTTCAATTTCTAAATCTGTGCTTTTCTGCTCGTCCGTACTCTCCAGTGCGCGAGCCCGGGCGCTCTCCAGCGTCTTTTTAGCACTCTCCAGTGCCGTTTGGCTCCGGGCATTTATGTCAGTGCCGTCATAAGCCGGCATTGATACCGCCGATACTTCATAAACTTTGGCTATACTCGTAATAGTTCTTGACGGCATATCGGTGTCGAGTCCCGTCCATTCGTCCGCTCCGATGCGAAATGTAAACGACATACCGGGAATATCGCTGCGCTGCACCGAGCCATAAAGGGCTTTTGCGTCCGGGTTGTTCTCTAAATCGAGTGCAGCGCGGGTAAAAAGCCCGGTATCATCGATTTTTAGCTGCAGCGTGGAATTGATGCTGTTATTTCTGCTATGTGCAAGCGGCAAAGAAGAAAAATCGTGATTTACTGTGAACAAAACGTCTGAAAAGTCTGTTTTGTCAAAAGCTCCGCGCGCGATTGTTTCATTCCAGCAACCATACATGTTTACTGTCTGCCCGAATACCGCCGCGTGGCCTTCGATTGTATTTCCTTTTTCCTCTGCCGATAAATCAGGCATAGAAAAAGCCCGCGTTTCACGCGAGCCAGTCTGAGGCAATTGATTTTTTGACATTTATTATTTTCCCCCTGTTTCAGTTCTTGAATTGCTTGGCGCTGGTGTTTGTGCGTCTATCCCTGCGCGCGCCAACTGATATGCATTTGCCAATGTGCTATCAATATAGTTAAGACTGACGTGTCGTACGTTGCCGCCCTCATATGGTTCAAAGCCAAACAGTGAAAGTAGTTGATTATCTGTTAATGCGCCCCTGTTACCAAGCCCGTCCATGATGGCGAGCTTATTCTTCACGCTCATGCTTTCAAGATAAAAATTGTAAAATACAATTTCATTTCCAAACGCCTGCTCGGTCGGAGTGAAAATCGTGCGTGAAAACGCCTGCCCCATGCCAATTACGATAGGCTCAAGCGTCTTATTATAAAAGGCCTGGTTCTCATCGTCTGTGGCAGTACCGTTCAGAATTGGCAGCGACACGCCATACCACCGCAGCACTTTGTTTTCTAGAAATTCAAGCGTTGTTCTATCAATGATTTTCGGGTCAAAGTTTATCGGTTGAAAATCACTTTTGAAGTCGCCTGCCAAAATGCCGGTCGCACTATCGGCAATCTTGTTTTCAAAAGCAATACGCTCCTGCTTTTGCAAGTCATCTTCGAGCGTTGTATTGATTTTTATAATTCCTCGGATACCCAAACTTGTTTGGACGGCTTTCCCGATACCCTGCAATACTGTGTCGTTGATCTCAAGGGTTTTCAAAAGCGCTGCATTATCCGGCTGCCCGTTCAAGCCGCCACCCATGACGTCGTTAAGAGAAAATTTCTTTCGAAGATGAATGACTTCGGCATATGGAATCGCCGGCGATATATATCCGGTCGCAAAATAGAATTTGATGAAAAGCGTGCCGGTCTTATCCTCCAAAAAATCAACCTGTGTCGGGTTAAGCGGGTAGAAGGCTGTAAAATTGCGGCTTGCAAGTCCTCGTGAGTCCGTCTTAATGTCATACATCGGATAAATAAAGGCATTGTAATTAAGAAAAAGCTGCCATATCGTTTTTTCTAGGAAGTCCTTCGTTGTCATGAGCGGGTTCGGGCCGAATTTAAACAGACGATTAAGCGGATCTGCTTTTAAATTTGTTATCAGTCCATCGTCACCGCGCCGAATGTGCTTTGGCTGCAGTTTTGAGCATTCTGAGGCAATACAGTCAATGCAGTTTTGCACGACATCTGAAACGTAGATATTCCGCCCGAACTGGCTGAATATCGGCGTTGAATTGTTAAGCATCTTTGCGTAACTCAGCCCTTCAGACTGTTTTTTTGAAAAAAGCCCATCCAAAAGCACTAACTATCACCTCTTATCGCTTGTTTTTTGGCAATAAAAAAGGCAAGTGCAATAAAGCACAAGCCTAAAACGATATATCCGACCGGTTGAAAGATAAGGAATGCGCCGGTCACTATGAATGCCATGCCGAGGAGTAATAAAAGAACGTCCAGCCATGCGGCAAGGCACTGTAAAATGGTTATTTTATTTTTTATTTTTCTCACCCCACATATTTCAAATACTCGGTTTTGTATTGCTGAAAAACTGCCTCGGCAATTATCATAGTCACAGCGCCGTCAATGCGCTTTTCGCGTTTACCTTGTACCTTAACCGGCATGATTAAACCGCGCTTATCCATATCAAGTGCCACATTTTTAAGGCACCATCGATCAATCTCGTTGTCGTTATAAACCACCAGCTTGCTGCGGAGATCTGCTTCTAGTAAATTCATCGGGCCAGACATAACCTCGCGCTTTTGAGGTATGCGCTCCATGCATTCATCACCGAATATATCCTCCATTTCCTTAACCCAATACTTAGCGAGGGCATTGTCATAGCCGATTTTGTAAGGCCTTATGCCATATTCTTTGACGCACTTAACAAACCAAGCTGTGATAAACGAAAAGTCATTGTCGTTGCCGGGGCATTCGGTTATAAATCCAAGCTTTTTCCATTCACGGTAGTCTACGCCATCGTCGTGATCATCCAGTTTCGGCGTAGGAATAAAATACATCTGCAATATATATTTGTGTGGGTCGCCAGGTCGCATAATCATCATCTTAGCCGATGTAAGGTCGGTCGTTTCAGACAAATCAACCGCGCCAATTCCGAAGCACCCGCGCAGAAATTTCATGTCAAAAGTGGCATGATTGATTAAAACGTCTTCAGCCAGCCATGCGGCGGCATTATTCTGCTTGATATTAAAATCTTTTGCAAGAGTAGAGGCGCGGGTTTTCATACTGGTTTTGGATTCATTAATCAGCTTGCTTATCGCGCTTTTTTTCTTGAACTTTCCAAGCCCGGGATTACTCTTGAACCATGAATTTTCATTCTGCCAAACCTCGGCCTCGCTATCCTGCGTATAAAGCCATATGAGCCAGCGCGGGCGATCGAGTTCACGCGCTAAAACTCTGCGCGCATCTTTTAACTGGTCGTCAAGATATCCGTCATTGACAAAGCCTTCGGTTGTGAGTTCAAAATAAAGCGGTTCATCCTGTGTTGAGAGCGCTTGCCTGATTGGCATAATTGATGTGTTATCTTTCATCTCATGAACTTCATCAACCAGCCCTACAGCAATGTTTTTACCATCTTTGGCACCCGTCTTTGCCGATATTTTACGGATGGATCCGTGATTTTCATAACTGAACTTGCCGTGCTTTTTTGGCTTTTGGGGATTCCCAAAATATATGCCCTTGATGTTTTTACGTGTCAGGCGGTCAAGTGAGGGGCTCTGTTCGCGCATTGAATTTATAGCCTGAAAAGATAAGTCTGCCTGGTCATAATCATTTGATGAGCATAAAACCTTTGTTCCTTTATTTCCGCAAAAAAATTCCGCTAAACAAATAGCGGAAACCAAAGGCGTTTTGCCGTTTTTTCTTGCAACCATATAAAGCACATCTTGAAACAACCGGATCCGCCGGCCGATTTCTTCATCAAAGATTTTAAAGCTGTACGTAGCTTCAATGAAAGCCTTTTGGAACAGCTCAAGAATGAAAGGTTTGCCATCATACGGCGCTTCATATAATTTGCATTTTGTTTCAATAAAGCTAATCCGCTTTTGTCCGTCGGCCAGTTCAAAGCTGATTTCGGGATCGTCGAAAAGATCAAGCAGAATGTCAAACATCTGCAAAAGCTCATGCCCGACTATGATCTCTTTGCGTTTGCATTTGCCTATGTATTCAAACAGCCATGAATGCTCATCGACGGCGGGTGACCCGGCGTTGTATGTGCCGGTAGTGAGGTCAATCATTCATGCTCGCCCCACAGACCGTGCACGTCTTTATCACATCGATGGGTTTATTTCCGGCATAGGCAGTGTCGACATCTGGAAAAACATCTGAGCCACAGTTCTCGCAGCGAGTATATGGCGCTATAATCATTGCGGCGACTTCATCGGTGCTAAAATTGTAAGTCACACCGTCGGATGCAGTTAAAAAGCTTGTACCCGTGCATTGAGACCGTATGGCAATAGCTTCAGCGCCGTCAACATCAAATGTGACTTTATCCCCTGATTTTAAGAGCACTGTCACCTGATTTTTCATTCATAATCCCCCATATCATCGTCATCCTCGATCTCATTCTTTGACAACACGCCGTTGAGTGTCTTGATGATTACGGCATAAGCACCGACATTTTGTCGATACTGCCGCGCCGCCTCAACTGGTTTTTGCATTTCGGGGTGCTGCGGGTGTACTTTTATCATACCGGTGGCTTCAAGAGTCTGCCGCAGCGCCCAATTTTCAGCGTAAAGAAAAGCCGCATCATGGATAAGGCCGCTTACAAGGTCTTTCTGTGCAGGCTCAACATCGTCAAACAAGGCGGTCAACTTTGCAAATTCAGCCTGATATTTGGCCTGTTTCTCGGTGTTTCCCGCATTTTCAAGGGGTATTTCCATGTTTTTCAAAACCTCCGGCCAATTTCAAAATTTAAGGCGTGTATCAAAGGTATACCCTTGGTTCGGTCTCCCTAGCGCCCATAAAGTAAAACGATAGGGGGGCATCACGCCACGTAACGCTCAAACCAACGGTCGATGTATCGCTTCCACTCATCCTTGCGGCACTGCCTTGCAACATCTGTCTCTAAGCGCCGCATGCATTCATCCTTACTCACATCACAAAAAATAAGTTCAGCGCCTATGTCCGCCGCTAATGCCTCACGCCTGTACTTATCTTCATACCCACCGATAACCCACGCGCTTGCCCACTTACCATATCGCGTCTTGATGTTATCTATAAGTTGATTACGCAACCCTATGACATTGTTGAGCAGTTGATTAGGTTTATCATATTCAGGTTGCAAAGACACAGCACAGAACAGCGCATCCATATCAACTACAAGATCACCACGTTCCATGTTCTCGCGGACTAATGATGTCTTGCCGCTCAATGGCGGACCAAACACAAGATAGACGCCATGCTCATACTGACGGCAGAACCTATGATGTCGTATGTTATGGCAGTCATGGCAGCGCACCTTTACATTTGCAGGGTTAAGCGATATGTTTGCGTCACTCACATTCTCTGGTGTCAGCTCTGTTGGATAATGGTCAACCTCACAGTCTTTCGGGTTTGCTATCACTTTCCCGCATGTCTCGCATATTGGGCCACGCTCTGCGATAATCACATTCCGAAACGATAACCACTTATCTGAATTGTAGAACGCCTTTAAAATTGCATATTGAGCCACTTTATCACCAGATGCTTTCTTCATCCTGTTTTTTACGATGTTCGAAAACTTCCCTTTCAAGTTGCTGCTTTGCCCTGTCATATTCGGCCTTATGCATATCCATAGGATTGAGCTCGAAATACTTTGCCAAGAACTCCATAGCCTTCATTTTGTCATGGAGCTTTATCTTAACACCCTCGCGCCCCTGCGAAATTTCTGATATAAGGCTGGTATCAACATAATCCATTTCGCTTAAGTCAACATAGTTTACAGTTTTCATGACCGGCTTTTTGTTTTTGCCTTTGCCCTCATAAACGGGACCGAATGCGCTCATAACCTGCACATC